CCACCCAACCCCCTAAAGATAAAAAAAAAAAAAAGAAGGGAGAATAGAAATGGAAGAAGCAAAAGTTAAGTTTGTCAAAAATATAGCTGAATTATTTAAAGTGAAGACTATAATTACTTTAATGGTAACCTCTGCTATAACTTATGGCTTTATCAAAGGCCTAGTACCTGTGGAATTATATGCAACTTATGTTGGGTCAATCATTACTTACTACTTTACTAGAAGGGAAGATAAAGAATGATTAAACTAAGTAACTTAGTAGTTAAAATGCAGACTCAAAATGATTGTTGGAAAGATGGTCGAATGCTTCCATCTGTGAAAGGTATTTTAGTTCATTCTACTGCCACACCAGGAGTAAATGCTAGAACTTTCTCTGAAAGGTGGAATAGACCAGGAATTGAAAAGGCTGTCCATGCTTTTATAGACGATATTGAGATAATTCAAAACTATCCTTGGGATAAGAGAACCTGGCACTCAGGCTACAACCCCAATACTGGTAAAAGGGCCAATGATACTCACATAGGCTTTGAGATATGTGAACCTCCAGGGCATACCTACAATGGTGGACAAATGGTAAACTACAATCCTGTAAAATATGCCTCATATTTTAATATGGCCTACAATAATGCTATAAATTTCTGCGCTTATATTTGTCAAATGTTTAACTTAGACCCATTAGAGCCAGGAGTAATTATAGACCACTCCGAAGGCTATAAACTAGGAGTAGCCTCTAACCACAGTGATGTTATGCACTGGTTCCCATACCATGGCAAGAATATGGATATATTTAGAAAGGATGTGGCAAATTTATTGGAAAAAGATAAGAGGGAGACTAATGATAATACTCCTGACAATTACGCTAAAGAGGCTATAGATTGGGCAGTGGCTAATAATATCTTAAAAGGTGATTTAAGTGGAAACTATATGCTCCACAGTAATATAACTAGGCAAGATGCCATTGTCTTCATGAAACGGATGTATGATTTGATAAAATGATGATAAAATAGTTCAATTTAGGGTCATTTAAATGCCTTTTGAATATGACTTTTATGATTAATTGAATTATGTATCATTAAAAAATTTGAGAATAATATTAACTAAAAATAAAAAGGGGAGATTGTAATCTCCTCTTTTTATTGGGGGATAGTACTATATGATTATGACTTATAGGTCTTCCTCCAAGTCAAAATCATCTAAATCAATAGGTGCAGCATTTGTCTGTGGAACATCAGCTGGAGTTTCAGCTTTAGCTTTCTTAGCTTTGGGAGCATTTTTCTTTGCTGCATAAGAATCTAATACAGCCTGAAGTTCGGGAGAGTCTTTTTCCCAAACATAAGTTTGGCCCTTTTCTTTAGTCATGTCTCTGAAATTCTTCCTTAAGAACATTCTTAGATCTCTTGCAGTAATTCCAAGCATAGCAGCTACGTCAGCAGTTCCAACTTGATTAGCGCCAATTATCGGCTTTTTCGAAGCTTTTCCTTTCTTCTCTTCTGTCTTCTCTACTAATTCCTGTTCCATTGCGTCTATTTCTTCTACGTCCATTTCGTCCAAGTCTTCTACAACTTGTTCTACGGGTTTTACTAATTTAGCCATAATTCTCCTCCTATAGGCTTTTTTTTTATTAAGATTGTAATTATATTATATCAGAGTTCCGATGATTTGTCAACCCCTTTTTTATTAAATTTTAACAAATATTTTCATCCCTGATATCTAATGCCTCTTTAACTGAATATGCAACTCCTGTTCTTGCCCCGGCCTGTTTTAAGGCATCTAAAGTGAGAGCCTGCAATCGAGTTGGTGTCTCACCGGGCATCTTTAACTCGATTGCAATAAATCTCCCATGCCAGCATCCAATTATGTCAGGTATTCCTGCAGCCTGAAATAAACCCCCATGTACTTTCATCCACCAACCCCCCTCAGCTCGAAGCCGAGAGAGAACTTTCTCTGAGAGAAGTGTTTCAGGTTTCTTTGCCATTATATTCTCACAAGTCTTCTGGGTTCACTACTTGTGTCTAATCTCATATGTGGTACATAAGTTAATGCTTCAGCTATAGCATAACTTCCATCAGGGTTTCTCTGTTGAGTTGTTACTTGCATTACACAGCCTTCAGCCACATTACATACCTTCGTGGATTTCATCCATCCCTGTTCCTGTGAACTAGCTTTACATAATAAGGCAAATGTATCACTATCACCATAAACTTTTAAGTCCCTGATATTATCTCTAGCACCTTTTACTTCAGATATATCTAATGTTTTCTCCATAGTATCCTCCTAGATATCTATCTCATCATCATCCAAATCGAATGGAAGGATCTCTTCTTCTTCCTCTATAGGTGTCAATACAGCATCAGTAGCAGTCTTATTTTCATCCACTCTTACCCAACCATTACTGCCTTTAACTACTCTGTAACACTCATCAATTTTTAATGACTTTTTCTTCTTGCCATCTTTCTCATACTCATCATGATATGTGGTAACTCCAACGACCTTGCCTACGCAAGTATCTGTATTTACTTGGAATGCTGCCCTAGGGACTTCATTACCACAGGCTATCAAAAAGTTTCTTAAGTTGAATAAAGCATTGGGAGCAAAAGAGGTTATATGATAAATCTTAGTGCCTTTATACTCCCCAGTTCCAATAGTTAAAGTCCAATTCAAATATTTGCCTTTTGGCCCATCTTTTAATTCGACCCCTGTTACTTTACAAATATAATCTCCTTCAGGTGGGAGGGTAAAACCTTCCCCTACTCCTGTAAAGTCTACATTAAATTTCGCCATTGCTTTCTCCTTTCGGCTTGTAGCCACCATTCATAATTTTTATTAGTGCGTCATAAGTCGGATTGACTATTGACTTAGGTGTTTGAGCACCTATCGGTAATCTTATTTTAGCTAAGTAAGTCGGTCCTGGTGCAATTCGTAGGCAAAACTTAAGTTTTGTTTTACCTGTTTCAGCGTTAACTGTTTCATTGACATAAGTTCTCCCAATAACATCAACTGCAGCCCCTAGTATAGCCCTAACAGAAGGTGTAACCTGTGGGTAAACTGATGAGTCGTCTGAGTCTAAATCCTCCTCTTTGTCTCTCTTCTCTTGGGCTATAAAAACTACATTCATTGGGAGGTTTCTGAAGTCAATTAACCATCGTTTCATTATTTGCGATAGACCACCCCAATCTCTTCGAGTTGGCATATCCATGTCTTTTGATAGTTCAAAATCAGCCTCCTTATTCATAATATATCTCATAGCCACCTCTTGTAAAGTTGTAACATTATCAATAACTACTGTCTTAAAGTTGTGTTTTCCTGACCTTAAGTACCAGTAGGCTTGAACAAACATCTCAAAAGTATCAACTGCTCTTTTCTTACATTTACCGTCGTCTGAAGCTAATACTCTTGTACCCCTTTCATTTACGTCTAATATCAATACAGGACTTGGAAATGTACCTGCTATAGTTGTCTTTCCTGTACCATTTGGTCCGTATAATAATGCCTTGATATTCTCTTCTGACTTTAATGTTATGTCTTCAATTCCCTGCTCAAATTCTGAAAAATCACCTAGGTCCACAGATACTGGTGCCTGTGTTGTCATATCCGGTGGGACTGTATCCATCATTGTTGAGTCTTCCAGGTCTAAATCAAAATCAGTCGATATCTCCATCGCTTTCCTTGCCATCATCATCCTCCTCCACATCAAAATTTAGTTTTATCAAAGTACTTGTATCATATCCTTGAACTTCAGCTATACATAAGTCACGATACTCACATTTGGGTCGGTCACAAGTCCAAGATAGATTTCGTGTTACATGAGGTGTTCCACTCATCATTAATATCTGATGCCCTGTGGTTATCATATCTTTTATGATAATATCTTCCATCTCAGGTGTCCTTACTATAGGTATTCTTTTGTAGAATACATTGGTATCCATATACTCCAGTATATCTTGATAGTCAGCTGGGTCTCCTCCAATCTTCTTGATACACTCAAGGTAGGTGTACCTATCGCATTTAATCTTTCTCCTCGATAATGTGCCATTTTTAAGTACTTCAGGTATTGTCGGTGGAGCTGTTTTTAAATAGTCAAGCATAATACCCTTCACCTGTGATGGCTCATATCCTAAAGTAGGTCCAAGATATTGCATTACCTTAATATAGACAGTTGTCTGAACATCAGTCATTCTGAACTCTTCTGTGGGTATATCTCTCTTGGCTGTTTTATGTTCAAAACACCATATACTGTTGTCTGTGGTATCTAGTACTATTAAGTCAATAATACCAACCAATACTATCATAGTACCTTTGAGTCTTACTCTAAACGGAACTTCAGTGGCTATAGTTTTATACCTCTTATCTGACTCCAGGTAATAATAATGATAGCCTCTCATAATACGAAAAGCATCGTTTGGTATATCACCAAGTTCAATCCTTTCCTCTTCAAATAGTTTAGCCCATTCGTTTACCTTAAAGTCTTTAATAACCTGAACCCAGTTTTGTCCTTCAGCCCTTTTCTCAAGACATTCATGTATTAAACCACCTAGTGTTAAAGGTCTTGTCTTTGACTTAGGCCTTAATTTTCGCACATACTTGTAGTCATGAGCTACTTGACAACTTTTCCATTTCTTTGCCTTAGATACAGATAATTCAAGAACACCAAGCTCATCGCAATCACCTATATCTATAGAAACTTTACCCTCTTTAAGCTTCATGATTTCCCCTTTCTTTTTAATGTATAATTAATTATACAAGAATTTTATACAAATGTCAACTCCGAAATTTATTTAAAAAATTGATATGGGATATCCCAATCGGGGTCGAAGTAATTGTCTCTCCACTCGTCTAAGAAATACCTCAATTCAGTGAGTCTTAAATACGATACTATATTAGTCTTTAAGTCGACCACAGCTACAGAGTCTATATTTAATTTAATGTTTTCGCTAAGGGTTTTGTAGGTCATAGTAACTCCTATTGTATCATATTGAGAGTTATCTTTCATCTTTATCACAAATATATATCTAATCTTATGCGGTGTCTTGTTTATTTCTGTGGCATTGGCCCTCAAATTCTTTACTTTCATCTTATCACCTCCTAATATTCATAGTATCTTCCAAACTCCTCATACTCTGCGCATCTAAACTCATCCATATATCGTTCGATAAATTCTGAATAAGCTTCGAAAGTATATTCCTTTGGCTTATCTATGTATAAAACTTCACACATAGTACAAACTAAATCTATCTGTTTAGCGGTTGGCTCATCAACACCTGAAAAATCAACTTCAATCTTCATTCTCTCACCTCATTTCATAAGGTAAAGGTTCACCTATATTCCATTCCTTGGCGTCTCCCCAATGATTACCAATCTTTATATCCCCAGTAATAGGTAATGGGGGTGTATAACCAAACCATTTCTGTAGTCTTGTTGGGTCATCAAATACTTGTTTAATTTTAGGAGCCCAATAATCAACTTTATCATTCCTAATCTCATAGTATTGGGCGTCATGTACTGTTCCCACAGGTCTGATAGTTGTAAAGTTTGGGTCTTCTTTTTCTATAATACTAAACATTTCTATAAAGGCGGCTAATACATAATCACTACCAAAACCTTGTACCGGTGAATTTATAGCCTCCCTTTCAGCTCCTGCTTTGATATTATCGTCTGAAGAATAAATATTAGGTAACCTTCTTTTACGACCTATTGGAGACACTACATAACCTAATTTAGTAACCAAACGTCTCATTTTATCATGCCATTTTGGTAAGTCATGATACAATTCAAAGAACCTTTCTCGGAAATGTTTAGCTTCATCATCTGTAACTTTAATTCCATATTTTTCCCAAGAATATACCTTGAATTTCTTCCAGCCCATTCCATATAGGAAACCAAAGTTAACAGCTTTAGCCTTTTTTCTCTCATCACTTGTAATGTCTTCAGGTTTCTTTCCTGATACTTGAGCAGCTGTCGTCCTATGAATATCTCCTCCTGTGGCATATATTCTAAGCATTGTACTCTCATTAGATACAGCTGCAGCTACACGAAGTTCAATTTGAGAACCATCTATTTCCATAAATGACCAACCAGGTGGAGCCCCAATTATACGTCTAATAAATTTATCTCTTGGAACTTGATGGACACCATCTTCACCAGACAGTCTACCTGTTACTGTACCATGTAATTTAAAAGTAGGATGAAGTCTTGAATTTTCATCTAATTTAGCTGTCCATGGTTTAATATAGGTACTCATATATTTAGACCATTTTCTGTATTCAAGTAAACCCATTAATGCAGGATGGTCTATCTCTGCGGCTAGGTTAATAATTACAGACTCTGCTGTACTTGGAGCTCCTTTTTCTGTTCTTGCTAATACCGGAAAATTGAAACCATCTTCTTGGAAAAATAGTTGACCCAATTGTTTAGTACTATTCCAATTAAACCCTTGCTTTAGTTGTTTTTTCGAAAGATTTTTTTCACACCATCCTTCAGGTATCAAGCGGTCTAACTCGAACTTTGCTTTATTAAGTTTTACTGTACACTCTTCTGTGGCTTCTTTTAATCTTTCCGGGTCTAACCACATTCCCTGTTCCTCTATCCTCACAAACATATGAGAACCAGCCTCTAACAAGTATTTATATATTTTTTCCATTCTTGGGTCATTCTGAAGTCTTTTATAAACAATAGGATAGACATGCCAAGAATAAAAAGCATCTAAAGCATTATACTTTAAAAGTTTAGCCAAATTCATACTTTCATATTGAGCTATCACATCATTAATATCTTGAACTACAGGGTCATATTTAGGAAAAGAAATTTCTGAACTATACTGGCCTGAATTACAATACACATCAGCCTGATAGTCAAGACTATGAGGTATATTCTCATCATTAGCATAGTCAATAAGCATATTATCTGGTCCAAAATTAATTGTTATTCCTGCTTTAGCTCTAGCCCATTTTTGGTCAAATTTCCAATTATTACCTACCACAGGAATATTTGGGTCTGTCAGAAACGGCTTGAATAAATTTAGCATAGTCTTTGTTTGACCTCTCCAAGGTGATTGAGGGTGTTCTAAAGGTATACCATAAGTAGTATGCCCATCAGCACATATACCCATACACATTATCTTAGTTTCAGGTCTCCAATAGTCAAGCGTCGTAGTTTCAAAATCCAATGATAAATATTTCAATTTATTATTGATTTTTAGCATCTGTAAGGCATTTAAAGCGTCCCTAAGCGTCTCTTTATTCATTACCGGTATATAATTATATTCAAAATTTGAAGTTTGTTGTCCAGAGGCAACAAGAGAAGCTTTAGTTAAATCAGCTTTAAACTGAACTTCATATTTTGGTGCTTTCAGTACAGCTCCAGGAGCAAAAGTAGGTATTACATTATAGCCTTTGTACTGTAATTCTGAACCTCTATATTTAGTTATACCAGACTTTCCTGTTAATGCCTTCAAAGCTATATTACCTAAAGTAATTATTACCTGTGGGTTAATATCGTCTACATTTACAAAACTATCCATACATAGTTTTACCATATCGTTAGTCAATGAATTTGCATCCACCACCCTACATTTAAGTACATTAGTATAAAATATTCTAGCATTAGGACAAGTCTCACGAATAATTGTATCAACAATTCTTCCTCTTTGTCCTGTGAAAACTTTATGCTTTTGGTCGTCTGTAAGATTAGGACAATCACCAACAACCATCATTATGGGAGAGCCATTTTCTGGCCCTACCCATCTTCCTTCTAATGGGCCATTCAAAGAGTCAGCTCCTAAATGGCAAATATTACAAACCACATTATTACCCCCTATTTCATTTTATAATTAATTATATCATGACTGAGTATCAAATGTCAACTAGAAAATTTAATCTATAAATTTACTTATCTGAAGTACGTCGCGAACATCACCCAAAAGAGAAAAAGTAGTGGGAGTACCGTATATTTTATCAAAGACGATTAATAATTTAGTCCCTGGGTTCTTCTTTATTTTTTCATACAAAGTAACTTGGCATTTTACACAGGGATAGTGTGTTACATATAGAGTATATTTACCTTCGCTCATATTCTCAATTTTATTAATACAGTTTTCCTCAGCATGAACTGTTCTGATACAATGACCTTGGTACATTATATGGCCAACTTCATCACAGTGTGGCTCACCTGAAGGTGCCCCATTATACCCTATAGCGACTATATTATTATTAGGGTCGACTAATACAGCACCTACTTGAGCTCTATCACAAGTTCCTCGTAAAGCTACGATATGAGCTATTTCCATAAACATTCTATCTCTGCTTATTCTTTTTGCTTCTGATTTAGTTTTTAACTTAGGCATAGGGATTGGATATTCACAGTATTTATTATCCATTATTTTTCCTCTCTTTCTCTAATCCTTACAAATCTTGGATGTCTTAGGTTACCATCAGATGTCTTCTCCATATACTCAACCTCCATTATCATACCTACATACTCATCCTTGATATGATGTTCCCCATTCGATAACTTACTCTTCATGTTGTCAGTAATACCTGAGCAAGAACCATACCTCATAATACCATCTTCATCCTTAAACATAAATGTTATAGAACCAAACCAGCCCATTTGATATGGTTTAGTCAATCTGCTTAAATCTAAGGTAGCTGTCTGTGGATCTTTATAATACTTCTCAGGAGGCTCACTACCTGTTATTGTAACATCTATAGTATCCTTCTTTTTGACCTTATACCAATGATTAACAGGTTTAGCTTCTCTTCCAGGCTTACCTAATCTGTATGTTGAAGATAAGTTTTTCAATACTATACCTTCACGACCCTCTTCAAGTTCTTTATACAATAGGTTCTGTTTGCCCTCTTTGGTCACCTCAAATGGTACTATTTCTATACCTCTGTGGGTACATAGAATCTCCTTGTATAAATTATCTAGCAATAGTAGTCTTTTCTTTAACATATATCCTATAGTCATATTGTTATTTATGGCCAATACATCAAACACATGAAGCTTAATATGATGGTCCACAGGAACAGTTGATTTGTAGCTTACCATCCCTGATATTTCAGCAGATGTATACCCTGGGCACCATATCTCACCATCAAGTATTGTACCGGCTAATTGTGGGTACTTTCTTTGTAACTGAGGAAGCCTATGAGTAATCTCAATAGGCGTCTCAGGGTCATCCACACTAGCTCCTCTGGTTGTTAAATGTGGAGTACCATCTACATCAAACTGAAGTATTCCTCTTACTCCATCAATCTTCATCTGAGCAATAAACTTCGGGTCAGCTAATAGCTCATTAACTTTATCTTCTGTAGGTGTTTTCTTACAGCCCATTGGCCAAATTTTCTTCATTAAAATACCCCCTTCGTATCCTTTTTATAAATATGAAGACTACCGATAAAATGAGTAAAGTTACCAGGTTCAACTCCTGCCGATTTTGCAATATACTCCATTAGCTTTACTGCCAGATAAATATCATTATGGAAATGTGTAGCAAAATCACAAGACCTCATTATATAAGTCACATTTAGCTTACCATTCCTTAGTTGAAATAGATATCCCAAGCTGCAAGGTACTCTGGAAAGACCGCCCAAATTATGCGTATCAATATGTTGTTCCCAAATCGAGATATACAGTTGCCTACTTTCGGGTCTGAGTTGAATTTCTTTGATAATTTTATCGACCTGCCCAACCATTCGTTCAGCATAAGTATAACTAAACCTCCCGTCATGTAGGTACTCATTCCAAATGCTGTCTCGTAATCTATAAGCTTCTCCTGGATTGATTGGGAGTCCGGAGAGTCTTTCAGCCAACTCTGCATCTGCCCAAGGCTGTGTAGGCGATAAGTCGTCGAGGCTAAGAACAGCGTTCTTAACGGTGTAATCGTAATTCTGTAGTTCTTTTGTAATATAATCAGGATTATCACCCACATACTTATCTTGCATGGTCTGTGGATGTATCTCTGTACCCATTTCTGCCAAATCTCTTTTAATTTCATTAAGCGCCTCCGCAAAATTAGAAAAAATTCTCATTATCTATAGCCCCCTTTTCCAAATAAGTCATTCTCTTTGGCTTGATTTATCAAGTCAGTTAAGATTTCCTTATTCATATGGAGAACATCAACTTCATCGTAATCTTCTTCCAAGACTCCTTTAAACGGCACGATATTGATAGTTAAGTCCTCTGTATTAATTATATGTTTTCTGGGCATCTCGCCTTTAAGCATTTTATATGCTTCCACAGGTCTTCGTTGAACTCGATAGCTGCTATATTGATTTATATCTCTGTAGCATTTATCATATCTCTTAAGAGTATACCATTGCCATGATTTGGGTGTTAGGTCATCCAATGTGTGTTCATCGAACCAGTCCTCTCTACCTGCCATTACTAAAAAATAAGGCATTGAAGTTATTGACTGATAAGTAGATATCATATGCCAACTAACCTCTATCTTTGTATAATCAATCTGTAGGTAATCACCTATCGTTCTTAATAATACATTGATAAATATTAAATCCATAGGCCATCTACAGGTCAATTCAGACGCTCTGGAAGTAACAAAGCAGTACCATTTCCCCCCATGAAACCCTAAGGATATATTTAATAAACAAGCCCCTGATACATTTCGTCTTGACTTAAATTGCATAGCTATATCAGGTATATATTTCTGATGCTTTCTTTGGTTTTTGTAGTGAAGTAGTCTTCCTAAGAATACACCAAGCTCATCAGGGTCAATATATAAGTTATTGAGCATATTCCACTTATTCATAGTATAGTTTAAGTCATGTAAATTGATAGTACATTTTGGTGACTGAGACCTCATAGTAACATCAAACTTATGGGCAGTCACTCCCCCTCTTTCATAGTCATAGTTCTGACTATCAAATAAATACTCATTTAATTTGAAGAAACCTTCATCAAAGTCTGAACACTTAAAAATCATTTTATTTCCTCCTAGTAGTTGGATTTCTGCCTGAATTTGTTTACCTGGTTCTTCCTTAGGTACATATCGTATAAGGCAGTAGCATCAAGTCCGGCTATAAAACAAAGTTTTATAAATGCTCTAAACTCCTCTATAAGTTTCTCCCTGAAATAACGCTCATCAGTTAATACATGAGATTGTTTCCATGGTTTATTCTTCAGGCAATTACAGGTAAGCCCACTAGCTACCATATACTCAGCAGCAGCCATATATAACTCTGGCCTTCTTGTTTCCTTAGGAATAACTGGCCCTATATCATGGAACCAAGACGCCAGATCACCTGTGGGCTTTATGTTCTGAGTTGGAAAATATCGCGAACAACTATTTGCATGGTAAGGGTAAAAATCACATAATAAATACTTTTCAATTAAGAAATGTAAAGCATCTGCCAATTCCTCTAAAAAGTGTATTTGCTCTCCTTTATCAAAAGCTTCAATAGCCTCAGCAACCTCTTCGATTGCTCTCCAACTCATATCCTTTATTTTTGCCTGTGCTTTTGGGTCATCAATATCAGCCGGAATTATATCATAAAGACATAAGCCATTTGATTTCTCGATTGGTAAATATTTAATTGCTAACTCATGTTGATGGTTAAAAATATCTGCTAATAAATCGTTTGGATACTTATCCACTGTAAAATTTAAAACATTTGCCATACTTCTTCCTCCATTTATAATATTTTTTCTAATTTTAAGTCAATTTCACGATAGTCTGAGTCTTGGCTATAATTGAAGACTAATTTATTTGTAAGTAAATTTAATGGGTATTGGTCTATAGCTTCATTATAACGAGTTAATATTTGGGACGCTTCATAGGCACTAAATACCTGCCTCCTTTCATCATAATTCTCTAATAAACTAACTAATGGTAACCAACAATAAATTACGATGGGTTGAGCAATTAACATTAAGTTAGTTAATTCTGCCATTTTCTCAATACCAATCTTATATCCTCCTCTCATTAATGGCCCATATACAAACTCATCGATAAAGAACCTATCATAAACTGCATTTGGGTTAAGAATAAAATGAGTTTTTATAAATTTATACCATCGATTCCACTCCAGCTCATTCTTTGGAGGTAATGAATAAAATCTTTGACTCTCAGGTATCTCAAACTTATCTTTTATATGCTTAACTAAAGATGTCTTTCCAGTGTTATCACAACCGACTACGATAATCATTTTTTTTTTTTATCCCTCCCTATTAATAATTACATTTTATTAATTATATCATAATTGGTTAAAAATGTCAACTGACACATTTAATTATTTTCATTAACTTACTCATTGATTACCCAAACCTTTCGAACAGCTGTATCAATCAAGTTACTGTGGTCTTCAAAGTAGATATCTATATCGTATCCTTTAATAGCTCTACCTACGTCTTGTGCGACCCTAACTCCAATACCTTCGATATATACCTTTGTTCCTGGGGGTATGATATCTGGGTCAGTTGCTATTGTAATACCCTCTTGGGCTACATAACCATAAGCAGTAAATACAATCCGTTTCCCATTTACCACAGGTCTATTCAAAGCGTATTCTTCACAACATATCTCACATGGACAATATGATGTTGTATAAAATTCTCCTTTATATGTCATAAAGTCTGAGTTAATGACTTCATATTCTTTAGGTCCTTCAATCTTAAATACTGTGGTAACTTCTTGATAATACTCATTTATTATCTTCTGTGGTATTTTTAGTAAATTATACCATATAAGTATCATAAGAGCCACCCATAGTATTATCAAGAATATACTAAATACTTTTCTCATATCTCTTTGTCCCATAAATTATTATAGGTCCTTACATAAAAGTCACTAGTCGATATATTACAAATACTACACCTGTCTACTCCTAAATAATCATCATAGTTAAATACTCTCCATTTACCGCAATACGGACACCATAACCATGAACTGAAGGGTTTATAGCCCCTTGGTTTAAAAGGTACTAACCTAGAGATTATATCTACAGTAGCTTGTCCTCCCAGTTTCTCATCAATTTGTTTAGCTTTCTTTTTAACTCTACGATAAGTTTCAATAGGTCCTTCTTCCTCAGTTGACATAATAACAATATCCTTGCGTTGGGTACCGGCTCTAACCGATATAACCCATTTTGTAGTCATTAACGTCATCCCCTTTATTAAATTATATCGTTTATTAATTATATTATATCATAATTAGTATTCCTTGAAAACTCTTATTTATTAAATTTTAATAAAACAGTTTACCATTTTAACTCTTTATGATATAATATTAATATATGATACAAATATTAAGAGAGGGAGGGTGAACGGATGGCTCTACTATCAATTAAACAGGTTGCTGAGAAGTATAATAAAACACCCGCTCAGGTGAGATATGCAATATCCCAGGGTAGATTAAAATGCAGTAAAATCGGTTGGGTTTGGTATATTGATGAAAAAGACCTACCTGATAAGTGGCCCATGACTCCAAGAGAGAAATTGAAGCATGAAAGGAGTATGAAGAATAGTGAGTGATGTTAGTACTATTTTCAGGGTTTGGGAATATCAAGGTCCCGGATATGTAGCATTACCAAGAAAACTGAGAAGTACTAACTCACCTAAGGGGGCAAAAAATCAAACAGGTAAATGGGAAGAACATAATTTCAAATGGCCAGAAGACTTGGAAGAGATAAAAAAGTATATTCAAGAAAGTCATAAAGCTCATTATGATTTATATTGGTGCCCATCCATATTAACTCAAGGTAGACGAGTTAAAGATAATATACCACAGATGTCTGTATTATATGCAGATCTAGATGAAGTTGACCCTCGAAAGTTGACATTAAAACCATCAGTAGCATGGGAGTCATCTCCAGGAAGATATGCTGCAGTATGGTTTTTAGACAAGCCTTTACCAGCACAAGAAGCTGAACACTTAAACAAAAGTCTAACATATTTTATTGGGGCTGATAAAGGAGGTTGGGATTTAACCCAAGTATTAAGAGTTCCAGGTACAAGGAACCACAAATATGAAGGTAGTCCTCCTGGTAAACTCATGTGGTATAATGAAAGTATTATCAACCCAAATGATATTCCTCAGTTACCTGTAGAACAAGAAGTTGCTCAATTTGACGAGGAACTTATTGTAGACTCTAGTCCTGAGAGATTACTATCAGTTATTAACTCAGTTAAAAATCAAATTAAACCCAAAACTCTGTCACTTTTAATTACGGGAGAAGATGAAATATTATTACATGACAGAAGTGAAAAACTTTGGGAACTAGAATGTCAATTATTAGAACAAGGCATCTCACCATCCAAAGTACTTGAGCTTGTTGCCTGTAGTCATTGGAACAAGTATCGTGGACGTAAAGATGAAATGAGACGACTTCAGACTGAAATTGACAAAGCTTTAACACATACTGGAAGAGATAATATTCAAAAGAAACAAGCTGCATTTGAAAAGCAATGGACATCATATGCTGAATTATTGGGCAAGGAAATTGAACAACCGGGTTGGATGATTAAAGATATATGGCAAAGAACCTCACATGGTATGATAGCAGGAGAACCTAAGACATATAAATCAGTTATAGCCACAGATATGGCTGTATCAGTTGCTTCAGGCAAACCTTTCCTAGGTCAATTTCCTGTGGAACATCAAGGACCTGTTATGTATATCCAAGAAGAAAATAGCCCATGGTTAGTTAAAGACAGAGTTATAAAAATTTCACATACTCGAGGAGCTTTAAATGGTTCAGCTAAAATGAATGGAAGTGTTCTATCAGTCAATATGCCTCTTGATTTACCCTTGTATTTCCTTAATAACCAAGGCTTTGACTTTACAAATGAAGAGGATAGACAATTTTTAGAAGACTCCATAGCCAAGATAAAACCTGTACTTATTATATTTGACCCTTTATATTTAATGCTTGGCGATAAAGATGAAAGCAGTTCAAGGGATATAAGACCTGTATTAAACTGGTTACTTACTTTGAGGTATACTTATAAAACATCAGTTATAGTTATACATCACTGGAATAAGTCTGGTAAATCTGAAAGAGGTGGCCAAAGAATGTTAGGTTCTGTATTATGGCATGGTTGGGTTGAGTCGGCTTTATATACTAAAGTTATCAATGAACAACAACACCAAATTGAAGTTGAAAGAGAATTTCGTTCATTTGGTAAGCCAAGTAATGTTAGTATGACATTCAACTTTGGCCAACCAGGAGAACTTAATTATCAGGTTATTGTATCCAATGACGTTAAAGGAGCAGGGGACCAAGTTTTACAACTACTATCGGATGCAGTAAGACTTACTGTGGATGATGTAGTTAACGCATTAGGTCTATCAAGTAGACAAGCTAAAATAAGACTTGACAAATTAGTAAAAGACGGAAGAGCAATAGAATTAAATAATATTTATACTTATAAGGAGGAAGATTAAATGGCTAAAAAAGTTTACGCAATAACTCATAATGATTTAGATGGTATAGGTTGTGCTGTACTTCTCGAAAAGGTGTACCCACAAATACAAACTTATGCTATTGATTACAGGGAGTTAAACGAAGTATTACCAAATATCCTGAAAGAGGCTGGAAAAGAAACTCTAGTATATCTCACCGATATATCCTTGAATGAGCAACAGGCTCAAATATGTAATGAATTTAAAGTCCAACACATTGACCATCATAGCTCTAGTATGAAACTAATGAGTAAATATGATTGGTCCTTTACTGACCCTTCTCATTGTGCAACTTATCATTTATATAATATGCTTTGCCAGTATGCCAATATCCAAGACTATAAAAAGTTTGTTGATTTGGTAGATAATTATGATACCTGGGGTCATGGTACAGAACCTTCACCTGAGGCGTTTGACTTAAATAGACTATTAAAAATGATAGGTGCTGAGACATTTGTAGCGAGATTTAAACTGTCAGGTTCAGTTAATCTAAGCAAGACAGAGAAGGCAATAGTTGAAGCAGATAAGTTCCAAGAAGAACAGTATCTAAACTTTGCTTTAAGTAGAACACAGTTAGTAAAAGATGCTCAAGGACGCAATGTTGGTATTGTAGCCGCTGAGCAATACACATCATCATTAGGTAACTTTATCCTCAATCAAGTGCCTGAACTAGATTATGTAGTTATTCTCGATATGTTACGAGATAAGGCCTCATTAAGAAGTAAAGGTAAAGTTAATGTCGGTGAGATTGCAAAAGAATGTGGTGGAGGTGGACATCCAAAGGCTGCTGGTTTCCAAATGAATGAAGCTGCTCTTAAGGCCTTTTGGAGAAGTAATGAATAGTGGAAATGGAGGGCCTCCAGGAATACAACCTTGGACTAAAAAATATCAGAGGACTTTACAAGTCCTCCTTTCTTTAATGAATGAACCAGACTATACTGGTTATATACCAAGCACTGTTAATTTCTACAAGGAAGAGTTAATTGAATTAGGGATATTGGAACAGATTGAACCGAGAATATATAAATTAGACATAGATGCGCTCAGACGTCATTCTGTGGTAGTGGATGATGGACTATATGACTGTATGACTGATATAAATTGGATGAGAGAACAAAGGAAAAAATTAGGCTTAATACAGAATAATATTAAGGGCCCTGAGTTTCGTGCTAAACAACAAGAAAGACGTAAAAAAAGAAGAGCATACGCTAAAGAACAGAAGGCCAAGCGAGAAGCTCAGCCTCCTTCTGAATTACCTTTGTCTAATATCATCTTCCCTGATTAATCAATTATCTTAATTATGTCCTTTACTGATTGCCTGTCAACCATGTAGTCGGTAAAGGCTTTCTTTTCGTTAATACTTTTTATTATAGCAGTATCTACGGAACCTCTAACAACTAATCTCAAGATATACACAGGCTTATTTTGTCCCTCTCTATGGATACGTTTTAACCATTGCCAATAATCGTCCCATTTCTGAGTCGATGAATACAATATTCCAATATCAGCTGCAGTCAGCGTCATAGCAGTAGCTGCAGATATCTGAAATATTATAACCCTAGTATCTTCATCAGATTGAAAGGTTCTACGTATTTCGCTTCGTTCATCCCCTGTAACTCCTCCACGTATAACACGACAATTAATTCCTTGTTTTTCAAGCCTATCTTGTAACTGATTAATCTCCCAGATAAACCTACAACCTATAATAATTTTATGGTCTTCAACGTATCGGTTGATAAGATCCATACACACATCGAGCTTTTCTGTTCCGACTGGGAAGGTAACATTGTTGGTTTTGACTGTGTCTCCATCCAGATACTCGTCCTTTTTCATTATAAACCCTGAAGTTATTTGCTGCAATTTCAATACTTTAGTCGCAGCCATTGAAACTGATATTACCTCTGCCTCATCTATCTCTGCTATCATTTCTGTGGCCATTTGATTATATATTTTCTTACTCTTCTCAGTAAAGTATACCGGAATATCTCGTATGATTAACTCAGGTAACCCTACGCACTCAGAGTCTTTAGCTCTATACGCATAAGTATGTATCTTACGAGCTAATTCATCTAAGTTTTTCCAACTATCAACTTTCGATGGAAACTTATAGTTCATGTTTGCATAGCGCTCCTTAAAGCGTTTAAACGCTCCTCTATCAGCTCCAAATACATCATCCGATATAATCTTATATTGACCAAATAAGTCCAATGGGTTCTTTGGTATTGGTGTACCTGTCAATCCTAAACAATACTTAGATATCTTTCTAATCTCATATACTTTCTTAGATCTCTGAGCATTATGATTCTTGGTGTAGTGTATCTCATCTACTATCAATAACTGTGGACCCCATTGCTTTATCAAACGTAGAATATCCTCATTTCTCAAGCTATCAAAGTTTATTATTATTACCTGTGGCTTATTACCTTTATACTCCATAATTCCCTGCAATATCTTTAGTCGGTCCTTCATATCACCAACCACAGGAAATATGATTGGCATATACTCTTCAGGACAATCTTCGGGAAACTCATCCTCCCATACCCCTATCGCAGATAATGGACATACTATCAATATCTTTTGCAGATTACCTCTTGCTATTTGAATGGCTGAATAATCAATAGCAACCTTTGTTTTCCCCAAGCCCGGGTCAAACCAAATGGCTAATTTATCAAACTTGAGAGCCTTTTTCAAGGCCCCCAGTTGATACGGTCTAGGCCGTCTCTTGAACTTATATTTCATTTCTCAACCCTGTAGCATAGTCTTCAATATTAATTTTCTACTAGCACCAGTTACTTCACTAGATTTATTAATTAAGTTATCAGCCATAACTATCATATCAATAGGTGAAGCACTTGATATTGCTAAATCATCATCTTCGCCATTATTACGAACTAATATACATATGGTTACATTCTCAGGGTCATATACATTAATTGTCTCAATAATCTTGCCTTCAGCATCCACTAAGGATATACTATTTAGTTCTTTTAATTTATTACTCTCCATCATTTTCACTCCCTTCATGAAGTATTGGACCCATTAGTTGTGATACTAAAACTGGGAATGGCTTACCAGTCCGCTCAGCAACTCTCATCACCAGCGATTGAGCTATCTTCATCATACCCCAATCAGAGGCACATACTAATAGAGCTATCTTATCGTCCTCAATTTCTTGTAATAAAACCACCTGAGTATCTGACTCTTCTAAATTATGAAACTTTTCTTGCATTAATACAAATCCGTCCTTGTCTACTAACGCCAAAGCGTCAATTTTTTCCACTAATTCCATATTTAACATATCTCTTTCTCCTTTATAATTTTTCCACAGTATAGAATGTGAAGACATAACCCATATATTCTATCTCGTATTCATATTCAAACACAGGATGGTCTTCCAATTTAGTTATGATTGGCTCCTTATTGATTGAGGCCAATATCTCTCGATACACTTTCTCATCATAGATATGAAACAAGTCTCTCTTCCTCGAGTCTACAGAATAGTTAATTATCCCAGCCCTATCTGCTTCTTCAGTAACTCTCTTTAGTTCTTCGGCAACCCTAATTACTTTATTCAACGTCATCTTTCTCTACCTCCAAATCAAGCGTTGACCGCATTTGTAGCAATAAGGTTCGTAATACATATCTTCTGTTTCATCTTCTTCACATGCGCAAAATATAGTATTACATCTTGGACATCTTATTTCATTCAATCCATAATCACAAATTACTTCCTTCGGTGTTTGCTTTTCAAGTGCTTTTATTGCTATTAAATTAGCATTATACAAATCTTGATTGTCTTGGTTTTGCGATTTAATAGGTTTAATTTCGCCTGTCATTGGGTTAAATTGCATTAACTCATTTTCCATTTTCAAAACTTCTATTGCCTTTTCAATCTTCATTTTCCTCACCATCCTCTTCCTCCACATTCCAATGGAAACCCGTATTTGCCGTCTCATCCACATAATAACCCAAATTCTCCAAGTCCTGATACTCCTCAGTTGTCATGGCATCCAATAATACTTTCATCAACTGTGGGAACTCCTCAGAGTTAACCCTGATACCTTTTTGAGTAGGTAACCATTCACCATTGGGCCCCATATAATTCTGTCTAATATCAACGCTCTCAAGTTTAGTTTTGTCCTCAGGTATAATGCGATGAACCTTAATCAACATACTACCTTTTGGTACTTCACCTATTAGTCTTTGTTCTTCTCTTGCTTTGTAAGCCATATTATTCACCTCCTAATGAAATAACATACTCTTTTAACCCATCTACTTTATCGGGACGAGGATAACCTTGAGGACCAATCTCGTCTTTATAATTAATACCAAACAAATACACAAAGTCTTTAGCAAATATTTCTGTTGGTTTTGTCTTACTCCTATTGTAGTCAGTCCAATCTTCAGGTATGCCTCTGAACTTCTTCCACTCATTAACTTGCTTATCAGTTAGATTTGCATATACCAGATGACCTAACTCATGTAATACAATTGGCTCATATACATCAAAGTCATCTGCTCCTCCAGCATCAAATATTACCATTGTCTTGCCATCCTGACTAGCCAATCCTAATACTGAGCTATGCCTGTTCAATAAATGAACTGTGAACTCCTTCTTAAAATTAAACTCAATATTATCAAGTATCTCATCCAATATCTCTTTAGAACAGCCTTTACCATTACCATACTCTTCATCATATAATTCATATCCCCAGACCTTATTATCACAAATAATTGAATTACTTGTATCCATAGTATAATTTAAGTCGTATGTCTGATAAGTTGGTGGGCTTTCCTCAGGCATAGGGTTCAATGTTAACATCACAGCAAGCAATATACTATAAGCTATCATCTTCATCCTCTTCTAAGTCGTCATAGTCTTCATTATATCTCTCAGGATGATTACAGTCTCCATTACACTCATGGTAGCAATAAAAGCATTTACTATGGTATAAGCTACACCTACTAAGCATAATCTCATCTCTTCCCCAATCCACAGGTGATAAGATAGTGCAATGGTCGTCTGAATGATAGTGGCAAGTGACTTCTTTGCATAATAATTTACTCATAAATTAGCACCTCCATGACCATCATTGGTTCAGTCCAGTGACATAACCAAGTCTTCATTACATTAGCAACAGGCTCACCTTTGAATACTAATGAGATGTTCTGTCTAAACTGATGTTCCAAAAAGTTATTCAATACAGCCTCATCCGATGTTAATGAACCAACTCCATGGTCACCATATATTAAGAATTTTATATTATACTGGTCACCAATTACATAAACACCATCCATATACGTCATATCTTTATCAGGTAGTTCTGTTACTCCTACATAAAATGCTTTAATCTTATCTGACTGATACATTTCCTCTAACTTATCTTTTACCCTTTCCTTCATCTCATCGTTGAACTTAGTGATTTGCTTCATTTTAATATCCATACTTGCCTCCTATTGGTCTCGTGGGTCATTAACATTAATGCCCGTATTCTTAGTATACACTCTATAAAGTGTCTGTCTAATAAAGCCTCCGGTTGTCATATCCTTTTTGACTGCTTGCATAGTAAACCATTCATACACAGCAGGGTCAAGCTTTAACGTCAGTCCTTTCCTATTATCAACTCTTTTGTTACGTCTTACCCCATAATTACTTCTCTCAAGTATCGTGGGGTCTTCATACACCAGTGCAGTATAGTTTCGTATTAACAACAGCGCAGCCTCAATCAAAGTCATGTTATTCTTATACGCAAAGTTCTCAAGTTTACTATACTCTTCCTCCGTTATCGGTATACTCATTCTACTGTCCTTTATCGGATAGTTTCTGCTCAAGTCTGTTCCTTTATCTGCCTTAACAATGTTTCGTCTCCAACGAGGCATTATCAAACGATTAGAGTACTTAATCGCCTCACTCATCAGTTTAGGTCTTGCCACATCAATATTCACAAAGTTAGTTTCATCACCCAACTCAGCATCTTTACTGTATGCTCTCTCAAACATAAACAGTTCAGTCCCTGTGGGAATTATCGTTAGTTGTTTCATTGCCATAGTTAATCTCTCCTTTCAAATAATGCAGTAACGAAGAGTAGTAAACCCCCCATCACTGTCATAAATATCATCTCAGCCATAGTTCCTCCTCCTCAACAAACTCAGCGTTATTGCATAACTCATCTCGAAACTCCTCAGGAACCTTTCCTTGACACCACAGATTAGTTGTCTTCAATAGTTGGCCATCCTTCTTGCGTATATAAAACTTACGGCCACCAAATCCTCTAAATGAGCCCTTATAGTTCTCATCACCTACATAATAACAGCAACCATCAATAATCAAGTACTCATCTTTCCTATCAACCTTCTCTTGCCAGAATGCCTTGTGGAAGCATTTACTGCTACATATAGTCCTACCATATGCTGGCTTATCCATCTCTTTACCACAGACACTACATTTCATCATTATTCACCTCCATTTACCAAGAACTATAATGAGTTGTTTCCTCATGTATCTTGTCCAATACTTCTTGTTTTGCTATACCTTTATCAACTGCTTCCTTTGCCATATCGATTGTACCAAACAGTACGCAGTACCCAGGCACTTGCCATTTTTTAAAATACGGATTCCAGCTAATCTCATAACCTTTGTAATAAATCTTCTTAACCTTTGGCATTCTCTTGCCTCCTCTTTGGTATCACTACTTTGTGATATGCAAACTCAATGCTCTGCTCAGGTGTATAGTTCTTGCCCAGGAAGAAGTAAATCATATCTGATGCATCTTCATCCAAGAAGCATTGTATTGTCATCTCGTTCATCTCTTCCTCAGTATAGTTCTCAAGTCGTTTCCGTCTTATATTACGACTATATTGCTGTCGTGTCTTCAAGTCAATTAACTCCTTGCGCTTCATACGTTCAAGTCGTTCAGCCTCTTCAATCATTTGTCCCACAGATTGCGGTGGGTCGTCATACAGACTGCGATTGACTGCTGCTAACGATGGTTTTCGTTTCATGTTGTCCCTCCTCACATGATTTAATCTTATCATTTATTATATACATTATATCATAAAAGTATTAAAATGTAAACTAATATTTACATTTTTAATACATTTCAGGAGCTATTATTTACATTCTCATAGCATTAACTCTTGCATTAAGACGTACTTTTCATGCAATACATTGATTGAAAAAGTTGTCAACTTTTCGTTAAAATGTATACATTACATTTGCATTTACATGATGATTACATGATGATTACATCTTTATTCTAAAGTGACATATTTAATGTAAAAGACAGCTTTTTAATGTAAATGCAATGGATACATCTTATTTTACTTAAAGTAAAATTGTACTCAAAAAATAAAAATGTAATTGTTATTAATAACAATTACATTTTTATTGTACCGGGAGTTGTTGAGTTGATAGAGTGATAGTTATATGTCTAAATAGTAGTCTAGGTCTTGATTGTAAGGGCTATCAATATCTATGCGGCTTATTATATCTGCGAACACTGACCGGACTGGTTCTGGCATTTCATGTGGTTTATATTGTATGTCTGCGTCCACTGCGATGTAAGGATAGTATTCTGCGTATATGTGGTAGTCTAATAGCGTGTCTGGTTCTGCCGCAATGTATGCCTGACTATCCTGTGGTAATTCTGCTATGGCCACAAACCGAAGATTGCTCAGTGGATGTATGTCTGTGGTATCATAGGCAGGGATGTTATTGAGATTGAGTCGCGGCAGGAAGAATGTTTGATTATTTGATGATTCTGGGGTGAAATGCGTCCCTTCACGCGCGTCGTTTGAACATTTTAAAACATTATGGGGTAGCATAGTGTCCTCCTCAATTAAGTTAAAAAAAAATAAGGGGTTTCCCCCTTATTTTATTGCATTTAGGTCAAATGCGTACTTAGCGGCAAAGTATTCAATTACATCTGCGTTGGCTGTTTTATTGAATACCCAATTTGATTTGTGTTCATGACCTATTGCAGTTGCGAAGTATTTACGCAGGTGGCGTCGTACTGTTTTTCCCCCATCATTGAAGAGGAATAATTTGTCAAGTGTTGCCGGAGTAAATGTGTCAGGAATAACTGCAATTATGCTTGAAATATCAACTCTCTTCTCAGGTTGCTTGGGTTCATTGATAACCGGAACCTCTTCCTTAATTTCATTAATTGCACTTTCGATGAGTTGCTCCATTGCGTCGTCTTGAGGCATAACCTCTGCCTTAGGTATAACTTTGTCTTTCTTCGCCATATTCGTGGCCTCCTTCGATATAATCAATACATTAATGTATTGTTAATTACATTATATGATAAGTCGCATAAAATGTCAATACAGATTCTTGTAACATTTTTATTACATTAATGTAACATTTACATTATACATGAAATGAATAATCATGCAGATGAAATGCATCGGTTACATTAATGCAGCGGTTACATTAATGTAATGATTGTTAGTTTGTAATCATTACAAGTTAACAATCATTACAATAACCCATAACCCATACCCCGGTATGGACCCCACGCCCATGGCGGTTTGCATTTTGGGTAGAGGTCACTCCTCGCGCACACGCGAGTACACGCACGAGTACACGCATAAGGACCTACCCCCGTAGGCCAACCCCATACCCCCCCCAGTTCATATAATAAAAAATTGTATATTTTTAGGAATTCTTCATGAAAATAGGGACCTTTAAATACATCTATTTGATACACTTATATACATTATGATATAAAATATCATCAAAATTTTAAAGTTATTTTAAAGGCATTTAAAAAATTTTTGTTAAATATTTACAAATTAGGTATTGACTTTTTCATTGAATTATGTTATAATACAATTAAGGTAAAGTATGGTATAAAAGGAGGACGCGATATGTCAGAGATACCACAGAAAATTAAAGACGATATGACAGCTGTACTCCAAGAATATGCAAATCTTGGAGTTATTGGTAGAGCATGCGATAATGCTGGCGTTCCCCGTGGTAAACATAAAGAATGGCTGGAGAAGTATCCGGTATATAAGGAAAGATTTGAAGAAGTCAGGGCTATGTTCGTTGATGGACTTGAGTTGATAGCTATTGAACGTGCTAAAGAGAAAAGTGACAGCTTATTGACTTTAATGCTGAAGTCTCACAGACCAGAGATATATGGAGATAGAAGTGAAGTCAGACATACCGGAATTGGAAACCAGATACAGCTTGTGTTTGCTGAGGGGCTGTTGAATGACGAAGAGAAGAAATTATTAACGCAAGAACCTGAGGAAGAAAATGGCTAGGAAGAGGATTGGGCCGGCTCGGCGACTGGCGACATATGACCCACATCCCCATCAGATTACGTTTCACCAGGACTTACATAAATATAGGGCGCTTGTGTCAGGTGTTGGTGCTGGTAAAACCCGTATGGGGGTTGAAGAGGTTATTAAATGGACTCAGCTGTACCCAGGTAGTCTTGGTGTTATTGGTAGGTTGACTGCTAAGTCGTTGAAGGAGACTACTCAGAGAAGGTTCTTTGAGGTGTGTGACCCTAAGCTAATTGAGGCGTTTAATCAGTCTGATGCCCACCTGTGGATAAAGACAAATGAGATTGATGAAGATGGAGAACCTGTCTATAGTGAGATACTGTTCATGCACTTGGATGACCCTGGACCACTTGGTTCCTTGGACATTTCTTACTTTTGGATAGATGAAGCTCATGAGCCAGATGGTACCGAAGTACCTGAAGCTACGTTTGATATGCTGTGTGCCAGACTTAGACATCCGATTGGGCCATGGAGAGGATTTGTAACTTCTAACTCCGGTGGTAAGGATTGGGTTTGGAATAAGTTCTTTAACCCTGCTAATAGGCATATCATGCTTGAGTATATTGGTTGGACTGTTCCGACTAGGGCCAATGCTAAGTATTTACCTCCGGGTTATGTTGAAGAGTTGGAGAGAACCCATGATAAGGTTTGGGTTGAGAGGTTCCTGAACGCATCGTTTGATGCATTTGAGGGGCAGATATTTACTGACTTTGTAGAGGAATTTCACACATTTAAGCCGGATGACCTCGAGATTAGTCCGTTTTGGGAACATGGTGCTGGGTTTGACTTTGGAGTTAGTGCACCTACCGCTTGTGAGTATGGTTGCATAAATCGAGATGGTCAGATAATCATATATGATGAGGACTATGAAGCCGAAGCTGATATAGCTAAGTTCGCTGCAGGGATGCTAAAAAGAGGATTTAATTTCTCGTATGCTGACCCGTCTGTAGTAACAAGGGGACCGAATAAAAAGAGTCCTAAGCAGTTGTATCAGGAGGAAGGTGTATCACTTATACCAGCTTCTAATGATGAGGACTTTTTCATAACTTACTTCATAAAATTACTAAGAGAAAGACTTCCTGATGGTAGGCCGAAGATACTGATTAGTACTAAGTGCAAGAACTTGATTGAGCAAATTAAGCAGGCAGCTTGGGACCCTAAGACTGTAACTGGTACTACTCACGATAAAGTTAAGAAGATGGAGAACCATGCTCTTGACGCATTTAAGTATTTTATAAATGGTGTAGCTTTTATGCCAGGCAAGCTAGATCCTGTGGTACCTCAGTCTGGGCTTAAGGCTGATACTATAACTGTGAACGGGAACTGGGTACATGAGAGTTATATGGATGATGAAGACTTAGAGCAGGAGAACTATTGCCACCCTGAGGTAAAGGAGGCGATAAATAATGTACTATATTCTAACTGAGATACTTGCTATATGTGCGTTTATTTTAGGCTATATACTTGGTAAACGGAATGAAGTTAAAGAAAGAATTGTATATAAGACTGTTGAGTTGGATGAAGACATGGACCCGATTTCACCTGAGGACCAACAGTTGTATAAAAAATTAGAGGAGGCAGTAAGGTATGGCGTTGTTCAAGAAGAAGACTATTGAAGAGTTCGACTTCGTACAAAGTGAAAAAGATACTGAACTATTAAACTACATTATGGAGCGATATGTTGCTGCTTATTCTGCTAAGCAATCGTTGGGGCTCGATGAGTTATGGTCCAAGTGTCAAGACTATTGGGCTGGGGATGTAAACTTACCTGAGAGTGAGGAAGATCCAGGCTCTGAGACTAATATTATTCAACCGATAATTGAGTCTCAGGTAGCTGATATTGTTAATGGAGACATTGATATATTAGTTAAAGGATTAGGACCATCTGACCAAGTGTTTGCAAGAGACGTTACTCAGATACTGAAGTGGATTTGGCACCATAATAAAATGACTGAGAAGCTTGATGGGGCTGAGAGAGATAGATTAAATCTTGGAACTGTTATATGGAAGGTATTTTGGGACCCTGACGCTATGGGTGGTAGAGGGATGCCTACCCTGTGGCCATTAAGTCCTGACTCGTTCTTCCCTGACCCCAAGGTTACTGACCCTAATAATTTGCAAGATGCTGACTATATAATACAGACTTCATGGCACTCAAGAAGAAAACTTGTCCAAATGTTTGGTGAAAAAGCTAAGAGAGTTAAACCTGAGAGTAATGGTGTTGCTTATGACCCTAGAATATTTGGAGAAGCTGACTATGCAGGAACTGATGCTATTATGAATGACCAAGCTTTGTTAATTGAATTCTGGGAGAGAGATGAAGATGGTAATTTAAGACTTGTGTATTGTACTAGAGACGTTATATTAGCTGACTCCGCTGAGGACGACCAAAAAGCTATAATACCTGAGGAGACAAATAAATACCCATTCGTTATGGTAGTTGGATATAAACGTAAAGGTAGAATCTGGGGAATGGGTGATACTGAACAGCTTATTCCGGTACAGGATATAATAAATGACTTAGATGACCAAATACGCATGAACGCAAGACAAATGGGTAATGCTCAGATAGTGGTAGGTATAGGTTCTGGTATTAATGTTAGAAAATGGACTAATAAACCTGGTCTTAAGATACCAGCAAAAGACCATACAGCATTTCAAACAGTACAACCACCATTTATTCCAGCTTATGTAAATAATAGACGTGAGAAGGCATTTTATGAGTCTGAACTTGTGTCTGGTCGTTCTGAGGTGGTTGAAGGTAGAAGATCTGGTTCACTTAGAGCTGCATCTGCTATACTTGCGTTACAAGAAGCTGGCTCGAGAAGAGCTAATCATAAAAAATTAATGCTACAAACCGGTATTAGAGATTTACTTGACATAACACTTGACTATGTTAAGGAATTTATGACTACTGAGCAGGCATTTGACATAACTGAAAAAGACAAAACTGAGTACCTGTGGTTTAGAGGTTCTGACCTTAAAGAAATACCACAGTTGACATATAATGAGAATTTTGACCCAGAGAGTGATGACTTAGAACTTAAAGGAAGATATAAACCACTTTATGATGAGCCGACTGTAAATGAGTTCGGTGAAGAACAACCTGGTGAACTTATGACTAAAGTTGCTGAGTTCGATATTGAAATTCATATTGGTGCTGGTATGCCTAATAACAAATCATTCTTATATGAGGCTGCTGTTGAGCTCCATAGAGAAAATATTACTACTACTGAAGAAACAAGAGCTACATTGAAACAAGTACTTAACTGGCCTATAATTGACCCATGGTCACCAGAAGGAGTATTTGCCGGTCGAAATAGTTCTGCAGACCAACTTGATATAGCCAATTCCATAACGGGTCAACAGCCGATAATGCCTCCAGAGCAACCACCGATGCAATCCCCAATGCAGCCTGTCCAACAATCCACTGTTGACCCAGCTATAATTCAGAGACTGCAGCAAATGGTAAGTTCTGGTACTGTAGACTATGCACAGTTACATGCTTTGCTTAGTCAATTACCTCCTGATGTACTTAATCAAATACTTGCAGGACTTCAAGGAGGAGTGTTATGATAAAGACTAATGTAAATAAGTATTTTAATCATGGCTTTTCAAATCCTATGTTACAACAATACGCTAATGAAGGTGCTAATGTATTAGTTTTACCGATATGTCCAAAATGTGAGAGGATTGGTCTTAGAGATAAAGGCTGGGCTCTCCACAAAACAATGGCCTGCCCACACTGTGGCTATAATGGTCGTGCTACACACCAACTTAAAGCTTATCTTGATGAAGAATTATATAATTAGGGTTCAGCTCCTTTAATGCTGTAGGGTTCAGCTCCTTTAATGCTGTAGGGTTCAGCTCCTTTAATGCTGTCAAATACAGGTGTAGACCTGAAAATACTAGGAGGTTAAAATGGATAATGAATTATTGCAAGAGGACCTTATAGATGAAGATGAATTTATTGACGACAACGAAGTCGAAGACGATGATGAGTCTATTGAGGAACCAGAAACAGAGGAAGAAATTGATGAAGAGGATGAAGGGGACGAAAAAGAGGAACATTTTTATACCCAAGACCAAGTAGAAGCAGCTATAAAAGCTCGTGTAGGTACTTTTAATAGAAAATTAGACAAAATGAAACCCTATGAGACAGCTGTTAAGAAAATTTGCGAACTTACCGGGTTGGATGTTAATACTTTAATAGGCAGACTTGATAGTATGTCTGACATTGAGCAGGCCAAAATTCTTGGTATAACTCCTCAGCAGTTAGCTCAACAGAAACAGTTGAGGCAAACACAGAAGTCTGTTACTGAACAAGCTCAGAAATTACAAAGAGAATTAGATGAGCAGAAGCTTATGGCAGACCCCAAATACAAAGACTACCCGTTATTTAGGGAAGAAATCTACGAAATCATGGATGATAACCCTAAATTAACAATTAAACAAGCTTATATATTAGCAAAAGGAGACTTAGGTACTAAAGCTGCTGTAAGGGACGCCGAACAAAGGGCTATAGCAAAAATGACTAAGTCATCTAATCAAAAAGTAGTAAAACCGGGAAGTACAGGTGGAAAATCTGCTCCAAAATTGGATAAAGCTACAATTTCTGCTGCTAAAAGAGTTGGCATGGACCCAGCGGAATATGCTGCTTATGCTAATATGACAAGCTTGGAAGACTATGAAAGAATGAAATCCAAAAAGAAAGGAAAATAAATTATGGGTGTGACTAATTTAGATATACTTAAATTAAAAGGTTTAAAAGTTGATGTAACCTTAGCTCCTATAACCACACCAGATGCCACGGATGAAGCTTCTGCTATCGCACTGGCAAATGCTAATAAAGCAAAAATAAATGAAATAATTGCGGCCGTTGTAGGCCGTTAAGAAGGGAGATAACACATGGCTAAATATGTATATTCACTAGATAATTCACAGCCAATGACTGTGAAGATTACTACCAATGCTGCCGTTGTAGAAGGCGATATATTAGCAATTACTTCAGGCCTTGTTGGACCATTGACTGCTGCAGACGATAATATAATCGGTATTGCAATGGGCGATGCTGCTTCTGGGGCTGAAGCTTCAGTACTTTTAATAAACCCAATGTCTGTTATTAGAGTTCCTTTTGCAGGTTCTACCAAGAAAACATTGGCTGCTGCTGATAAATTTGGGACTTTATTTGATTGGGATGCTACTAATAAGGTCTTAAATTTAGATGATACAACTGGCGGGGTATTCGCTGTAGTAAATTATGTCAATGAAGATGCTACTGCTGGAACAGGTACTGCAGATGTTGTTATAAATGCTGCTAAACTGTGGACCGCATAAAAGAAGGGAGATAAACTATGTCATTACAATCAACCAATTTTCAACAATTACTAGAACCTAAGTTCAGGAAACTCTTCTTTGAAGCTTATTCAGAAGTTCCTGAACAGTACAGTAAAATATTCTCTGTAAAGAAATCCAAGAAAGCGAAAGAATACGATTACCACGTATCTGGAACTGGAAAATGGGAAGAAAAACAACCATCCGGTCCTATCGCTGAGGACACTATAGAACACGGACAGGAAGTTACTTATATCCACAAATCATACGCAAAGATGATTTCTGTGGAAAGAGAACTTGCTGACGACGACCAATATAATGTTATTGAGAAACTTCCTAAAGCTTTAGGACGTGGATGTCGTGTTACAGTAGAGGAGACTGCAATCTCTGTAATTAATAATGGTTTTACTACCAATGGCTATGATGGTGTTCCATTATTCTCAGCTGCTCATCCATTGTTAAGAGGTGGTACTGCTAGTAACTTATTAACTGCTGCTGCTTTAAGTGATACCTCATTAAAGCTTGCTATAGCTGCTATGAAAACTCAAACTCTTACCCAAGAAGGATTTAAAATGCAAGCTAATGCTAAGCAGCTTATAGTTCACCCTGATAATGAGTTTAACGCATTGACTATCCTTAATTCAACATTACAAGCTGGTACTGCTAACAATGACAAGAATGTTATTAAGAATAGACTTAGCTGCGTAGTTATGGACTATTTAGACGACTCAGATGCTTGGTTCTTGAGAGACCCAAGACTGTCTGAAACTAACTTCTTCTGGAGAGTTAAACCTGAGTTCAAAGCTACTGAGGTATTTGATAACATGGTTGCCAAATATCGTGGATACGCAAGGTTCTCTGTAGGATACTCTGACTGGAGAGGTTGGATGGGAAATCCAGGAGCTTAATGATTAAGGAGGGTACTTGTTATGAAAGGTAAGCAATTACTTGACCAACTTTCAGAATTCGGTGACGATGTAGTTGAAAGTTCTGTTCGTACTTGGATTGACATGGCCCAGAAAGAAGTCGCGCTGGACCTTCCGGTAGTTCAAACGATAACAACTAATAATGTAGTTAAAGGAACCACAGTTCCTGTGGCCACTGGTATACTCAATGTACTGTCAGCTTTCGATGAGGATGGTGAGTACCCTCTTACAAACATTCAAATTAAACCAGCCTCTCTAGTTTTTCTAGAGCCGGCTGGTTTTGTTACAGTTACAATTACTACAGGTGTACCAGATTATACAAATATGGCTGAAGAATTAACTATCCATCCATTACTTCACTCTGCTGTAATATATTACTTAATTAGTATGTATTATGATAAAGAAGGTGAAGGAGATAATGAAGAGAGTGGTTTAGCTGAGAGATTTTATCAAAGATGGCTTTATTATAAAAACTTAGCTATAGCTAATCTTAGTGGTACTAAACATAGTGAAGATAATATGAGTCCAGTAGATACTTTGGATGTAATGCCAAGGCCTTCTAGTCGTATAAAGAGGGAGTCATATTATGAGTAGGAAGAAAATGATAAGTTTTACTAATTTTAATAGAGGTATTAATAATACCTCTTCTTACGATGAGTTAGAGCCATCAGAATTAATAACGGCTATAAATATTGATTTACAAGCTAGAGGTGGATATACTCAACGAAAAGGGTGTTCTGTTTATAAGACATTAGAAGACGTAAATACTCCTATATCTTGTTTAATAAATTATCCTGAGAAACCACTCTTAGTTACTGATAAAAGCTTACGAGATTTTAATAATAATGTGATAACTTTGTTACTAAAATCTAACAATATAGCTTATGAATTTTTTACTAATTCTAAATTGTACTTATTAGACGGTGAAGAGTATTGGGTTTACGATGGTACTACCTGTGTGCCTGTTACTCCGGCAGAGGGAGCAGATTTAACTCCTATAAAGCGGTGTACTAGACTCATACAAAGGGGTCAAAGAATGTTTGCATTGGGTGACCCTCAAAATCCTAACTATTTATATTTTTCTGAGATTGGTGACCCAACTAATTTTAAAGCTTCATCTATTGTAAAAGCAGTTACAGATGATAATGATAAGTTAACTGATTTGATGTTATTCTCAGACTCATTACTTGTTTTTAAAGAAAGAGAGATATTTAGATGGACTGGTTGGGATCCCTCTACTGATGTTGAATTTAAGCCTCTTGATATAGGACATGGTGCAATACCAGGGACTGTACAGGTATCTGAAGACTATTTGATATTTGCAGATAATGAGGGAGTATTCTGTTTAAATACTGTGGAAGATAAATTGATTAAGTCTTATTATGTATCCAAGAACATTGAAGATATATACAAAACCTTAACTAATCTTGACAAAATGAGGTCTATTGTATATAAAGGTAATTATTATCTTGCTTGTTGCGATAATGGTACAGGAAAAAATAATCTTGTTTTAAAGGCTTCTTTAGGTATGGCTTATAACGGTTCAACTGGAGAGGGTGTAAGTAAGCTACTATTTCCGTGGGTTATATATAAAGGATGGAATGTAGCTGATTGGATAGAAGGTGATGATAATGAGTTATATTTTGGTTCATCACTCACGGGTATAATATATAAAGCCTTTGATGGCTTAAATGATGTTGATGAGCCTATATACTCTGAAGCTACTCATTATTTAAAATTAGAAGATGCTGTAGTTGTTAAAAAACTTAAAAAATTGTTTCTAATAGCTCAACAAGATGAGTCTCATGGCTGTACTGTTAGGTTAGATATAGAGGCCGGATATAATACTTATGCTAAAGAAATAGTTATAGATGAATCTGGTTCTTGGGATATTACTAATTGGGACGAATTTGTTTGGGACTGGGTTGATACAGTTATTAAAGAGATAAGGATAGGTAAAAAAGTAAATAGAATAAGAATTAAAATAAGCCATGAGGCATTAGATGAAGTAATGACTATATATGGCTTTGCAGCTTATTATAAATCAAAGAAACCAAGGGGGTCTAAGTATGGCATTTCAGATATCGAGATTGTATGATTTTCAGCCAGGTACGAAGGCACTGAGTAGTCAAGTAGACGATGAATTTAACCAATTAGTAGATGCTCATAATCAATTTGACCAATTTGTGGATACCTTCTTAGCTAAATTAGCTAGTACAGAGGGTGCTAAAGAGATAGGAGCTAAAGGTGGTAAAACTCTTGATAAAGCTGTATTATCTGATAATATACCTTATGTTAGGTTAAATGATGATAAAGTAATCGAGACTTCAACTGATGGGGTTACTTGGGAAGCTACTGGTTCAGCAGGACACTTAATAGTCAAATCAGATGGTACATTAATGGCTCAAAGGAGCAGACTAAAATTTAATAATACGGTAATAACTGATAGTCCAGCAACTAATGAGACTATTATTCAGGGTATAACAGGCCCACAAGGACCTCAAGGTATTCAAGGACCACAAGGGCCGCAAGGACCAAAAGGGGATACAGGTAATACAATTATACCAATTGTTGACCAAATTACTGGTATAATGAGTTTTACTGAAGGTATGCCTGGTGTTATTCCTGCTCCTGTGAATGTTAGAGGACCTCAGGGTATACCAGGACTACAAGGTCCTCAAGGTCCTCAAGGACTTATGGGTCCTCAAGGAGCACAAGGACCAAAAGGTGATAAGGGAGACCAAGGACCTCAGGGTATTCAAGGTATTCAAGGTCCAATCGGACCGAAAGGTGAACAAGGACCTCAGGGTCCACCTGGGTTAGCTGGTGAACAGGGGCCAAGGGGTCTTCAAGGACCAAAAGGTGATAAAGGAGATAAAGGCGACCAAGGAGAACCTGGCGCAAGAGGCCCTAAAGGCGATACTGGTGATAAAGGTGATAAAGGGGATCCAGGTTTAACAGGTCCACAAGGACCTCCGGGTGCTCAAGGACCTATGGGTCCTCAAGGACCAAAAGGTGATAAAGGTGCAGATGGAACTTCATTTGCTATCAAAGGTATTTATCCAACACTTTTAGCATTACAAACTGCTCATCCTGTGGGTGATGTAGGAGACGCTTATGCAGTTGGAACAGAGATGAGTAATGTGATTTATAACTGGGATATAAATATTTCTAATTGGGTTAACCTTGGTCCATTACAAGGACCTCAGGGCCCACAAGGTATACAAGGTATACAAGGACCTCAAGGTATTCAAGGTATCCCAGGTGAAAAAGGGGAGAAAGGCGATACTGGTCCTAAAGGTGATAAAGGGGATACAGGTAAGGGGTATTATCCTCAAGGTACTTGGATACCCGATAGGTCTTATGTTAATAATGACGCTCAGATAGATGTTGTATATCTTGATGGTACCTCCTACTTTTGTAAGTTATCTCATACCTCAGATGCTTTAAATACTCCCCCTAATGATACTTATTGGGGTTTGATGGCCCTTAAGGGTGCTCAAGGTGAGCCTGGGGAACAGGGACCTCAAGGAGTACAAGGTGAACAAGGACCCCAAGGTATTCAAGGTATTCAGGGAGAACCCGGGCCTGGGACTTATTATGGAGTTGCCTCGGGAACTGATACTTATGTATCAACTATTACTGAGGTCGAGAGTTTATTTGAAGGACTGGGTGTTAGGGTTAAATTTATTAATGCTAATACAGGTCCTGCTACATTAAATATTAATGATTTAGGTGCTAAGGATATTGTTAAAAGTAATGGTAGTGCTTTAGCTGCTGGTAATATAAAGGCAGGCCAGATATGTCACTTGGCCTACGGTGGCACAAATTTTCAATTATTGGGTGAAGGGGGTGAGTATGGAACAGCAACAGCCAGCGATGTGTTGCAAGGAAAGACTATTGGAACAGAAGATGGTTTGGTTGATGGGACAATGCCAAATAGAGGTACAGTAACTAATACCATCACTACACAAGGTGGTAGTTATACAATCCCAAGTGGTTATCACAGTGGGGCAGGTAAAGTGACAGCAAGTTTCAACAATTTAAGTGCAGGTAATGTGAAAAATGGGGTTAATATTGGTGGGGTAGTTGGAACCTACGCCCCTCTAGCAGGATATACATGGACCCAAAGAACGAGCAGCTTCGATACCTCTACTATATATGGTGTATGCTATGGTCAAGGAATGTTTGTGGCTGTCGGAGCAAGTGGTAAGTTAGCAACCTCCACTGATGGCACTACATGGACTCAAAGGACAAGTAGCTTCGGTACCACTAATATACAAGATGTATGCTATGGTCAAGGAATATTTGTAGCTGTTGGTTCAAGTGGTAAGTTAGCAACTTCCACTGATGGCACTACATGGACCCAAAGAACGAGCAGCTTCGATACCTCTACTATATATGGTGTATGCTATGGTCAAGGAATGTTTGTGGCTGTTGGTTCAAGTGGTATGTTAGCAACTTCCACTGACGGCACTACATGGACCCAAAGAACGAGCAGCTTCGATACCTCTATTACTATAAGGGGTGTATGCTATGGTCAAGGAATGTTTGTGGCTGTTGGAAATAATGGTAAGTTAGCAACTTCCACTGA